GCGCTGCCATAATCTTGCCAATATTGGTCTTGCCAATAAGAAGTCCAGTATCTGCTTTGCCAATATCCGTTGGTTAGAGCCACTTTTAACTCCCATCTCTAGTCCCTACAGCAGTTCTGTTGCCGTTTGCATCAACTGTAGCGGATACTCTCGTTTTTGTATCTCCTATGTCTCTGAAAACAGCAGTGGAAGTGCCTCCGCCTGATGATTTGCCGGTTAAAACAGACAAGAATAGTCTTATCGCCTCCCTGAAAGTTGTTGTCCCCTCCATGATCTCATCATGGAAATCATCAACTCCTGCGGCTGACAACGCATAGCCTGTTTTATCGTTGTTTGTCGTTACTGTCACCTGCTCCGAAGAGTAGTCAAAATTGTTTAATCCCGATATAGATGTTCCTCCGTCTCCCAGCGAGTCCCATATCCCTATATTAGCGGGTGGAGTTATATCTCCGGTACCGTTTACAAGATGGCTCTTTTGAGCAACTTCAGCAGGAATTCTGGTTATAAGAGTGTCGACATCTGCCGGCAAGTTAGCCGCATCTAACTCTGCCAATCTTGCTTCCGTACAAACAGAAGCCAAAGCGGCATTATCCGTTCCTGCCATGTCGGTATTGGTTGTTGTGGTGTCTGTGAGAACAACGCCCTGTACTTTATGTGTTGCAGGATCATAGCCTGTGTCTACTAAATCTTTCAGATCGGTTTGAGACTGTTCTACTCCGCCAATCTGTTTCAGATCAACTTCCAGTTTATCAGTAGAGTATTTAGAGTCCCAAACATTAGCGGTTAGAACACAACACTCAACTTTGACGGCTAAAGCTCCCGCAACATGTATAAAGACAACCATAGAGCCTAGAGTGTCGGTGTCGGTTGCGTCTAAAACAGAATAATATAGTCCGTTACTTATATGAGTCGCCCCGCCTGAGTTTTTGTTAGCTAAGGTGGTAGCTCCGAATTTCCATAGTTTAATATCAGTATTGGCGATTGTAAGCCCTGTTTCCTCTGTGTTGCCGTCTGTAGAGTCAAGAAAATAACCTAGAGGAATTTCCTGCCCTGCCGTGGATTGTCTAAGCTCTAACATATTCCCTGCTCCCTTAAATGTTTTATTATAACCGGTATAACTCCGCCTCCGGAAGCAACATATTCATGGTATATAACATTTTCTCCATAAACCCAATCGTCGCTGCCATCTTCAGGAGAAGACCCCGACGATTTGAATAATTTAGACTCCCCATAGCTCCATGTAGGATCATTTATACTCATGTTGTCCTCAACGCCGGATCAATTATAACATTAGTCGCCGCCAAATATTTTGTGTAGTATAAAGACAATCTGACTTTACTAGCCACTGCCGGTTGAACTGTAACCTCAACGTAGTCCCAATCATCAGCGTCGGCGGCATCCGCAATGTCCTGTTGTGTTGAGAATAATTCCACTACCGTATATTCGGACGTATCGTCGTATGTTTTAATATATTCAGCCTTGAGCCATATATTAACTTTCGGATCGCCGCTATTCAATGTTACTCCGCTATCGTTGTATATCCAATATTTATATGTCTTTGAGCTTGTATCAGCTTCTACATCATGGACAATAACAGGAGCAGTCCATCCCGGAATATACTCGCTGTAATTGATATTCGGAGTTATCTTTACAACATAATCGGAGACTTTTTTGTTCGGCGTTTCCCCGCTGACGGCTTTCCTTTCCCAATAACCGCTGGAGTAGAAAACCCGATGATCCCCTAAAACTTTCTGGTAATTTTCTACCGAAAGCCGGCTGAAAGCTCCATACGAAAAATCAACATACCCGTTTGTCCCGCCAAGTTTTAAATCTCTTCCATAGCCAGCGCCTGGATTTAGTGTAAGATCATCGTTACCGTTTGCCTGCTCAACCCCTATGTTTAAATTCTCAAAGAAGAACTCACCCGCTACCTCTATTCCATAACCGCCGCAATTGTAAATAGCGGAATTTTTCAAATGGACCAACCCTCCAGAACCGGCAACAATTCCTGTCTGAGACGATCCCGCCCCGCTTCCTTCAATTATGCATCGCTCAAAATAGTTATATGTGCTCTGCGCCGTAATCATTTTTTGATTTGCGGCGCTTTGTTTGAATAAACAGCCGACAAAAGACGTCGCCACTGTTTTAGCGCTTCGTACTAGTCCATAACTGTCTGTAGAGTCTTTGATTTCTAAATTTTTAATAACATGATAATCGTCATAGTATATGCCCATGCTATAAGCGCCATCATTGAAATCAACGCAACCACGATCTGGATTATCGGCGTTCCAATCAGTTTTCTTGATTGTCCATGTGGAGTCGTCTATTGCTTGAGCTTGCGTGTAATCTTCATCCGCCTGAATAGAAGACGCTCCATCTAACAGCGTAACGGTCGCTCCCGCATATTCCCTGTCAATTGTAAAAGTATTAGAGTCGGTAACATAAGTAATCGTGTATACTTCGCCGTCCGGAGCTGTTACATAACGACCACAATGACCGACCCGTGTTATCGATGCCGGTAAAACAAGATCAACTGTTGTAGAGCCGTTTGTCCATGTAGCGGACGTAATGCTAAGCGCTGGTAAAGGCCAACCGACTAAGCTGATAGGACTTCCGTCGCTTCCGTCATAAGCGAACAAGACATCTGATACTGGCGTTTCAGCATGATTAGGTCTTATCCAAACGAAATCTCCCGCAGACAAACCGCCGGCCTCGACTGCGTGCTCAAGAGTCGCCCATGCCAGGTCCGTAGTCGTGCCGTTGTCAGAGTCCGATCCTGTGCCGCTGTCTACAAAATAATCAGCCACGTCCTATCTCGCCTCCATGGTTTATCTTCGTATTTATCATTGCTTCAAAATGAGCTTTTGATAATGTATTCGCTGTAAGGAAAGCATCTTGTATTTTTCTTATAACTTCATCATTTGTTCTATATCTTGTCTGTTTGCCATCAATGTTAGAAATGGCTTTTGTCATTCTGGCCGTAAAATCCTTGTCAATCGCCGCCTGATTAGCAAACCCGAATGTTTTTGTTATATCAATACCGACATCCGTGAAATTAACGGTTACGTCAATTCCCCATTCTTCCTTTTTTTGAGTTAGTATTTTATAAGTTATCATTTTTATAATTTTTGTATTTTTTATTTTTCCTGCAAGTACGCTTTTCAAAGTAACGTTCTAACCATTTTCCCGCACTAATCCTTGATTTTTGTTCTTTATAACCCCGTTTTGCTTTCATTATCTTTGCCACATTTTCTTACGATTTTAATTTTATTTTACTCATTACTTTCCTTTTTTTGCTTTTTTAGCCGGACACGGTTCGCCTTTCTGCTGCCTTTTGCCCTGACTGGAAACCTGCTTTTGAAAACTGTTTTTATATGGACCGCTGCCATCTCTGACGCCTCTCTGTTCTTTACTCATAGCTTTTCTTCCTTTCAATATATTTTTTAATATAAATAGTATGCCCGTCCGAAGACGGGCATATCCTCATTTATGCCGAACCTTTCATAAGCCCTAAATCGACAAGAACTGTCCGCATTGCGTTAATCAAAGCAATGGCTTCATTCCTGTGAGCCGCCGTGTCCCAACCGCCCGCAGCCGCTCCTGTGCCGCCAGCAGGACAAGCCGCTTGAGCCGCCCCCGATGCCTGAACTACAGGAGTAGCGTTGTAAAAACTTATCTTGTCCGTTGCGTCCTGGCCGAAAGTTTGTCCATCCGGCTGGTCGTCGCTTAAATGTCGTACTGCCATGTTATCCTCCTTATCCTATTATCCTGCAAGCTCGCTCAGGGCGGACAGTCGTCCAGTCGCCCAAAACGTCAATCCTGCATGGGAAAGACCCGTCGTTAATATGGTACTGCCGTACTATCAGCATTGATATTCCATCGTAAGTCTCTCTTGCCGCAAAGTCAACGCCTGACGGCTTTTCAAGGTCGGCAGACGCGAAAGTAAAAGCTTCCTTCTGGTATGCCATATTGATCGGGTAAGCCGTCGCTTCCGTTCCCATGCTGGTTACGGTTATAGCTATACCGTCAGCCGGTAAAGCCATAATAGTTTTCTTTGCCCCAACGGTAATCATCGCCGGAGACATTGAAATGGTTAAATTACCCGAACCGTCCGAAGTCCCGTCCGCCAAAGAAACAAACTGTTGTAAAGAACCTGTGTCCTGACCAGTTTCAGGATTGACCGCATTTACTCCCAGTGTAAAAAGATCGCCTTGTTTTACAACTAATGTGCTAACCGCCCATCCGTCGGTAACAAGAGTCGAAGCTCCTTCTACCCCCGCTCCGTTTGTAAGAGGAGTAGAGCCGGTAGTGTACGTTCCAGTAGTGTGGACGTTTACGTTTTGATCCATCATAAACTTGAACCCTAAACCTCGTCCCATAATGCCATTCTTGTACTGGCTGGCTATCGCCGCAGAGTCCTGGAACAACCCTTTCAGGGCATCCACAGTACTCGCTTGCGCCGCAGGATTATAACAAACATACCGATCATCCCCTGCGGGAGCGGCAAACTCGTCCATTTTCTGCCCTGCCTGCAAATAAACCAAGGCTGAAGCCGGAGTTGTTCCGGCAGTCCCAACCTGATTATAAACATTTTTGTATTGGCCAAGCCCAGCGTAATCGATCTCGCTGGCAAGTCTCGCCATTGCAGGTTTGAGTATCCTGTCCGAAAAGTCATCAAGCTCAAGAGTTAATTCAGAACTTGTGAAGTTAATATCGACACCCCTCAATGTGGCGCATACTATGTCGACACTTTCTTCTGTAGTGTCCTGAACGCTCATTACAGAGCCGGTTCTTACCGTGTATCTGTTAGGCTTCCTTACCTTAATAGGACTGCCGTCTTTTGCTCCCGATTGAGCAAACTGTTTGTCGTATTGTTTATCGCACCCTTTAGCAAACGCTAAATTGTTATGCAAAAGCTGCAACGCTTTTCTAAGCACTTTAGTTGATGTTAATAATGATGTTGCCATCTAAACCTCCTTATCCAAAACGTTTCTTGAACGTTCTTTCGTTTTCTAATTTTATCCAGTCGTCAATAGGCAAATCGTCTTCGTTCGCCTTGCTCTTCGCTCCTATCGAGTCCACAGGACTAATCGGAGTTGGAGCATTCGACTTCGAGACTGGTTGCGAGTCTAATTTTGCTTCAAGTTTTCCCATCTCATATATTTGAGATTCAGGCGTTAAATTGGCTATTTTATCCGCCAATTGTCTGTTTGAGCCGATATAGTACGCCAATTCAGCTCCTGCCCCGCTGGACATAAGCACCGATTGCATAGTTTCCGTAAAAACAGGACTACTGATAACTTCATCAAAATCATTGTATTTAGCTCTCGCCGTCTCCGCTTTTGCGTTAAAGGCGGCTATAGTCTGTTTCTTCCCGGCCGCTATGCTTTCAGCTTTTCTCTTGCCGTCATACCACTCGAACAAAGCGTCTTCATATTGCTCAGAAGACATAAAGTTGTCGGCTACAGGTCTTGCATCAGAAGTTGCCGGTTGAGTCGCTTTTGACTTCCAATATTCGGCTTCTCTTTCGGCTTCTCTGCGTAAACGAGTAATCTCGTCAATACGATCCTGAGCTGACCTTTTAGGTTTCCCTTCTGTCGGTTCTTGCGAAGTCCCTACAGGTTCTTGCGAAGTCCCTACAGGTTCTTCGATCGGTTCTTCAATCGGTTCTTCAATCGGTTTTACGATTGGTTCTTCCAAAGGTTCTGCCGTTATTTCATCTACTTCCATTTTGCGTCTCCTTAGACGATTGTATTTGCGTTCCCTTGAGGAACGGATGCTCTTTGTCTCTCCAACTCTCGCTGGATTTCTTCATATATCTCGTTAGCTCCAGGCCAATCGCTATATTTAAACATTAAAGGAGCTATTATATGCGCTACATTAGGAGCATACTGCATGGCCTGCTCCATGGCCGCTACCATTTCTGTCCTTCTGGTAGCCGAAGCGTTATGAACTGATACGACCATATCATAACGACCTACGGAAAGATCATTCTCAACTCCAATCTCTCCCATATCGTTTAAAACTCTCCTGTTAACCGTGACTAATTCTTCATTCCCTACATCGTCCCTGAGCCTGAGACTGCGTTCAGTGTCATACACTTTTGGAATAAGGTCTATTAACTGTTTTCCCGCATAAATCAAAGCTCTTACGCTGTTGTCAAGAAAGGTGAAAGAGCCTTTGTTAGACTGCTCGACTTGCCTCTCAATCGCTACTCCGCTTCTTTCCTTGCCAGGAGCTCCTTTGGAAGCGTTGTACATGCCAAGATGATCCTCTATGTCATAGGCGGTAATTTGCATCATATTCATTATGGCCGCGGGTACGCCGGATTGAGGCTCTCTTTGCGGCTTTGAAATGTTAGCCAAAGCATTGTATCTAATAAACATTCTATTCTTTGCGTTTGCCTCTTCCCATTCCGGCTCGAAGCCTTTGATCTGTCTGTGGTCAACGACATAAGGAGCTTTCGGGGAAAGAGCCACATTCTCAGTGGCCGCAGTATTATGAGTAGGGATCATGCTCTCGCCAGCTAAGAATAAATGAGATTTACTATCTACAGTTATACATTTTGTAGGAACTGGCTCTATTTCTTTAATGTTAACAATTCTATAATATTCTGTTTGGCTTTTATTCTCGTTTCTTATCGAAACTTGACGATCTTTTTTATATTGCAGCCTAAAAACAGGAAAATACGGAGTAAATGAAAAACAATACATTCCATCCGCTTCCTTATTAAAATTTCCCTTAATTCCTAAACTTATTAATAGTTCAGAAAATTCGATTGCTAAATTAAGTTTTGCGGCCGCAAACCTGCATTGCCTGCTATTCTTTCTATTAGAACCATCGCCATCCATTAATCCCTGTAAAAGAGCCGCCCTTTGTTTAAAAGAAGCTCTAAGATATTGTAATGGTATATGTTTATTTTCTAATAGTTTTAATTTGGCGAATTCCTTACGAATTCCCAATAATGCCATGCCATAAGTTTCAGAGGCTTTACAAATTAATCCACACCTTAAATCCATCCCCTCTAATCTTAATATATCGGATAACTCCCCTACTGTTTTTTTATGAGCAAATATTTTAGCTCTTTTACAATCTCCATCAGCCAACCACAACCCCAAAACATAAGGCGGAATAGGTAGTTTTTTGTGTGGAGTCTCAATCGGTTTTGGTAAAGATATCCGGTGATTTTTTATAGATAGTTTTTCAGTGGGTATTGTTTTTTTCTCCCATGTAGTTTTATAATCCGGTCGTTGTCTTATTTGTTTTTCTTCAACTGTCCATAAATGATCAGGACTTGCAATTATTGTAGATTTATCGCTAAATGTAATTTTATAGGATTTTTCTTTATTAAGTACCGGACTTACGCCAACAACGCAACATTGCTTACCAAGTTCATCAAAAACAAAATCTCCTATGTCTAACTCGCCAATAGTTGCCCATCCTTTTGGAGTAGCTATCGGAGTTTTAAGACACAAATCAGCCCAGTAATTATACATTCTCGCAATATCTTTTGCCCCTCTTGCCAACGAGAGATAATGTTTCTCGCCGTCAACTACAATCTCGTCTCCCAACATAGGAATAACGGGAATATACTTGCCAGGCCATTCTCTAGGCTCTTCCAGTATTTCATGGCCGTTCATTTTCTGCCACATGATCTTATGACTCTCAACCGTTCTTTGCTTTATTATCTCAAGTCCGGCATCCTTTATCGCCTTCTTAACTCCCTTCCCGAGCCATGCCTCTTCGCCGTTGGAAAGAAGGACCTTCTCTTTTCTTGTATATTCTTTCCAGAAAAACTCGGCTACTCTTACCCGATTTTCAGCAAACCAATGCCCATACTTTGATGACCCGTCAAAATCAACCACAGAAGCGGAAGGATATCTTGTTTCAAACTCTTCCTTGCTTAAGCTGTCTTCAACAAAACAGAAATCGGCATCCTCCAAAGTAAATTCGTTGCCATGATCATAATGTACGGAAGTTGGATTAAGTATTCGTTTAATCTTTATCTCCTGGTCCCATCCATCGTCCACGTATTCAGTAGTCAATCTGAAAAAGCCAATAGAACCCGCCACAGCCTGAGCATAGGCGGAAGCATAGGCGATGTCGGCCGAGCTTATATATTCGATCTGCCTGATTAGTTTTTGGTATATCTCGGCTTTCATCACATCGCCTTTATCATCAACGGGCAAAACCTTCAAAGCCGGTTTGTTGGCAGAGAAATCGCTTCTTGAATGTCGTATAAACTTCAATAGTTTATTAACAGTTATCTTCGGCCTGTTCTCTCTGGCATCCTTGACATCTTCCGGCCACTGCCCTTCGTCAATGTCGTAAACAAATTTAATATCGCTGGTCGATTTATCGTAAATGTCGCGCCATAAAGAAACGCTCTTTTCATATCTTTCCAGAGCTTCGGGAATTTCCATCACATAGCCATCCAATGTCTGTCCGTCTGAGCGGGCAGAGAATATATTTTATTAGCTTCATACGTAGAGCCGGTCAAAGTATATCTGTACCAATTTTCCATAAAATGATCGTCTATATTCTTCGCCGGTAAGCCTTCATCGTCAAAAATCCATCTCATCACTTCGTGCTTGTGCCTCTCGCAATTATTAAAAATATAACAAATAGGAAGACCATTTACTCCCCTTAACCACTCCTTAATGTTCTTTATCCCGCTTGTCTTGTCCTTAGAAGCGACAAATAAGCTAACTCCATGCTCAACCAACTTATGCTCAATCTGAGAAAAAGCGTCCTCTAAATTATACCCCGCCATGTTTCTCATGTAATGAACGTCCCCCTTAGAAAGAGGATCAATGAAAACGCTCTCAAGATTAAGCCCCATAGATAATTTAGTCCTTATAATGTCGTCCGCAATCTCTCCGGCAGACATGTTCCTCCATGTTTCCTTCAAGCAATACCTTACGTCCTGCCTATTAACAGCCCAATAAGAAACGGCCTGCGGTTTGCTCAAATGGAAATCAACCATGGCAACAACAGGCCAGTCGGACGGCACGTCGAAAGGCTCAACAAGGTGTATTCTAAAATCAAACTCCTTAAGTACTCTTCCGACTAACGACTTGAATTGCCCGAATACTCTTGGGGGCACATCGCTGGGGTCTATATCTTTTATAAATTTCAGTATTTTAAGTTTATTTGTTTCGTCCGTTTTGTCTTTAACAAACGCTTCGGCCTTAGCTCCCCTGTCTTCGACCGGCTCTCCTTTCTCGTTATACAGCAACAATTGGAAGAATGTTTTAATCTCTTCATCGCTCATTGTCTTTGCCAACAGAGAACGGTCAGACTCATATAAATCCTCATTCGCGGTTATAACCAGACCGTCTACAACTCCTATGTCGGTCCTATCTGACAGCACAATCTCGTCAAGTATCCATGCTTCTTTTAGAGGAGTTAAAGTCAATAACGTTTTTCCGCAGTCCAATAGTAAGCCCCTACTCATAGCGTCATACTTGGACTTTGGAGGAGGTTCGTCCATCAGTATCCCCTGAGCCCTGAAAGACTCAAATAAACTATCATCTTGAGAATAGCACATTATAGTAATTGTCGATCCATTATAAAAAGTCCATTTATACTCTATTCCTAATTCATTCTTCTTTGTAGTATACCAATCAACCGGAAGCCACTTCTTCAATTCCTTAACTAAAGTAACCCCAATATGTATCTTCCAATCCTCGCCCGTAACAATAATATCAACCGGAGGCTCTATCCCTAAACTGGACTTCCTGTACTTGAAGCCCCCCACCTCAACTCCTTCATCGTCATACTGCCAAGGCTCGTAACCTACACACCAGGAAATTACAATGTTAGCTCCAAAACAAGTCTTGCCAATCTTATTGCTGGAAACTACCGCAATAGTATTCTTCTCCCTCACCATATCCAAAGCCCTCTCCTGCCAGGCATAAGGCTTAAAGAAAAAGGTCTTGTAATTGTCCCTTAATGCAGTTTCCGGATCAGTACCCACGCATTAACCCCAATTTTAATAAGGTCTCCCTTATCTCAGTTATCAAACCTATACACTCGTCACGATGAGCCGCAGTATCAAAACAACCAGCCTCCGCTCCCGTACCGCCCGCAGGACACGCAGCCTGAGCCGAACCAGACGCCTGAACAACCGGATCAGCCCCATGAAAACTTATCTTGTCACCACTCTGCCCAAATACAGTCCCATCCGGCCTCCCAGTACTCAGCTGAACCCCGACCGTCGCAACGCCGTAAACTCCCCTTCTTATCTCGTCAATCTCATCAACAGTTAAAATATCATTGAAAATCACAACCTCATCAATCAAACCCTCAAACTCATAACCGCCATCCCCATCAGAACCCACGCTAATATTACTGGCCTCTACATTAATATTATTAGACGCAGTACCCGCAGTATCCCAACAAATACTCGCCGTATCATCCCAAACACGCATCCTGTAAGCCTTGGTACTGTCCTCATACGTAACACCCACATGATACCACGTAGCTAACCCCATAACTAAACCATGCTTAATCGTCTGGTAAGAACTCCCGCTATTGTAACCTAATAATATCTGTAACTTCTCATCAGCATTGGCTATGGCAATATCCAAAATAGCCCCAGTAGCATAATTAGACTTGGAAAAAACGCTGTACTCCGCCTTCGATGACCTCTTGCACCAAAAACAAACACTAATGTTCTTCACAGTGTCACTAGCCTTCAAAGGAAAACCAATGCCCAAATCAGCATCATCCCTCCCTAACCAAGTGCCAGAACCAAAACTTCCGCACTTGACTCCAACCTTGCAGTCTACACTCTGAGCTACCCCTCCATGATCTACTAAAGTGTTCGTACCAATAGTGTCCGTTAATAACCCGCCATCGTCCATGAGCCATAATGCTTTGCAGCTTGGATCTTGGGAAAAATTGTTCATAGCCTTATCCTAGAAAAAAAATTATAAGGGTGAGTGGAAGTATATACCCCCCCCCTCCCAAAAAAACACACACCCCCCCATCATCAAGCCCCCAAATCATCGCCCTGAGAAAGTCCCTAAGCCACGTCACAGCCCTCTGTATCATAGCCACGCACGCATGCCATATTCTAGCTCTCTGAGAAAAATCAACACTTATTCGCTCACACGTAAGCGACGTCACGGCCTTTGAATCCGTCATCATAGGCAATTGGCTGCCCTTATCAGCCGTATTAACTGAACACTTCGTGGCATTGTGTCCATTCGTGCTACGATCTAGTGCCTTTAAAGGTCTCAGCCCGTGATATTTCAAGCCTTTGGGGGAAATCGTGCTACGATTGGTTCTCTTTAGGGAGATTGAGTTGGGTTTATTTTGTCTAAATCTAACCGTACGTAAGGGAAGCCCATAATCTTTGTCTGTTTGTTTGCTATTGTCGGCTCTAAATCCAGCCGTACACAAGGGAAGCGAATGATCTCCGTCTATTTGTCGCCTATTATCAGCTCTAAATCCGGCATCATCCAAACATAACAAGCGTTGACTGTCCATTTCACATTCAATATCGTTGGTATATCTACCCATTTGTTGTCTAATTCTAACCATATCGCTTGTATTCTGTCTATTGTTTGCATACAACTGGAAGTAATCGCTTAAATCGGGGATGTATCTATGTTTATTGTATGTATTCATTCATGTTATACCGGTGTTTTGTTGGTAATAGAACTAACTACATCTCCATCAACGGTAGCGCGCGCTAGGATTGTATCGTCTTCTTCGTTTTCAATACTCTCTGCTTTCTTTAGTATCGCTATGTTCTGGTGAATTAACGATACGTTACTTGTTGACTTCTCGTCTAATAATCGTTGCTTATCTACAAATATTCCAAAAGCCACCGCTTTCTGCGACAATGTAGCTTTACTGAAATCGTCATCTTCTAAAGACTCTAGCAATCTTCTTCGGTGATACGCTAATATCTTACTTTCTTTAGCTTGATATAAAGCCAGCCCGCCAGCTCTCGCTTTCTTAAGCCTTGCCGCTATTGTCGCCCTACGGCAATTACATAGCTTTGAGATTTCTTCAAGAGTTAAGCCCTTTTCCCTATACTCAATTATGTCTTCAATCCTTAGCTGCCTGGTCGCCCTTTTCTTCTGCTCAACCTCTGAACAATCTTTAACTACCTCAGCTATTCTTTTATCTTTCTCTTCGTCTCTATCTTTTTTCTCGTGTCTGTACATCTCACTCATAATATAGCGCATATTCAATATTAAATAACACCATTTTTTATCTTTTTTTTACTTTTTTAACTTTTTTTCTCTAAACACTTGACATCCTTGTCTATCTTGTGTATCTTATGAATGTAAGCAAGAAAAACAAAAGGAGATAAAAACATGAAAAGAGTTGAAAGCGCAAGGATAAAGAAACTTCAAAATTCCAACAACATCTATTATGTCGGATATGTTCGTTTCTTTAATAAAGGTAAATACATTTATCAAACATCAACAGAAATAACAAGACTTACGAGACAAGATGCTTTGCAAGATGCCAAATCTTTATAATAAAAAACCAGACAAATAAAATAAAAAAGGATAACGGATCATGCGAGAGATAAAATATGACATTTATGGCAGCTTCCTTGATGGCGGCGGAGAATACAAAGTCCCAAAAAGTAGAGTCAAAAAGATGTTTACAGACGCCGAATTAAAAAGAATAATAGACGGCGAAGAAATTACAGAGGACATTATGAAATTTTGGGCAGAAGAAGCAATGAACAGCAAGTCAGGCATTAGTATTTCTATCAAATAGTTCTTTACTCTTGTCATCTCAGGGATGAGATAACAGGAGCAAGCAACTATAAATAAAAAGGAGAAAAAATCATGAAAGTTAAAAAAGAATGGGGAGTCCCAGAACAATACGTCATAGACCACGAAAAAAGCATCTATTTTCAAAGTTTCAATTCAATCATTGCCGCTAAGATTAAAGGAAAAATATTCCTAGATGCGGAAAAGTGGAACTACTCCAAAACAACGGGCAAATATAGAAACCTATTTTTAAACGAGGACATAAAAACAACCAGAGAAAAGATTGCATCCGGAGAATACAAACTTATAAACCTTAACGAATAAAAGGGGAAGAAAATGATAAAATACACTAATTCATACAAAGAGGCAAGAAAAATAGCCGCCAGAATGCAAAAAGAAGAGCCAGAATATGCAGAAGATGTAAAGATACAAGCAACAGAGAGCACGGACGGTTCAGGGAATAAAGACTTCGGCATCTATGACGCGCCTTATGAATACGTAATCCATAACGAAACCGAATAGTTCTTTACTCTTGCCATCTTAGAAATGGGATGGCAAGGGCAAGCAACTATAAAAAAAAAGGGAGAAAAAAACAATGGGAAAACAAAAGCATTTTAAAACTCTCTGCTACTGCTCAAAGTGGCATGATCGAGTCAATGGGAACACCTATTTCTCATGTAGAGTATACGACGACAGAAGCGAGAAAGTCTTTTATATCCCTTTCACGTATGGATACGAAGATGCTTATAAGTCTGCCACTATAAGCAAAATGGCCGAAAAGGGATGGATACCGAAAGAATACGAAAAAGAACCTCATATGTATGAAAGAGAGAACAATTATCCAATCCGTTGGATAACAACAACAGCAACAGAGAGAGAATGTAAAAAACACGGTCGAGAATAGTTCTTTACTCTTGCCATTCCAGGAATGGGATGGCAGGGGCAAGCAACTATAAAAAAAAAGGAGATAAGACAATGGAAGAAATAACATTTTGTAAAAACCATCCGGATTTTAAAAGCTTGCAATATGCTATCAAGGCTCTAGATAAAAACGACACAAGATATTACAGTTATCAACTAAAAGTAGAAAAGACTGACATAATCGGCACAGATGCAAAAAGCTTACATATAGCGCCAAACACAACAATAGAAGAGGGAATTTACGCAGTCTTGCAAACGTCTCAAAAATCAATTACAATTCAAAAAACAATCGCAACACAATATCCGGACTGGCGAAAAATAATCTCTTCCCCTACATCTACAAACAAAACGGTAGAATATGACAACACCGACGATCTGGCCTTGTCAAGAACAATTTGCAAAATTGCGAGAGCTAGTAAAAACGATTTCCATATTCTCCGGCTGGAAAATGCAATTAGAAACCAAAAAGGGGAAGCAATTATCAAGGGAGTAAACCAACCCATTCTATTTTTAAATGAGAAAACTACCGGAGCGGTCATGCCCCTTTCTACAAAATGACACAATATAGTTCTTTACTCCTGCCATCTCAGAAATGGGATGGCAAGGGCAAGCAACTATAAAAAAAAGGAGAAAAAATTATGAGTTACTTAATACTGTTTTTAGCAACATACATCATAGCATGTTCAATATTTTCTTATTATAACGACAAGCTTTATAGTCGTAAAGAAAAATCAGAAAACGAAACCAGCTGGAAGACTATACCAGCAAAAAACTGGGAAAGCATAGTTAAAAAATAAAAGGAGATAAGGACCATGGAAGAATACACAATCAAAGACCTTAACGATAGAATATTACATCAAGGAGAAGCTAAAGATTTTAAATCTTTCGTCGAGTTAAATAAACAAAATCTCGAATATGCTGATCTCATGAATGCTAATCTAAAAAATTCTGATCTAAGAAACGCCAATCTCATGAATGCCAACCTTAAATATGCTGATCTGAAAAATGCTGATCTCAGAAATACTGATCTCATAAATGCTAATCTTATAAATACCGATCTAAGAAATGCCGATCTAAAAAATTCTGATCTAAGAAACGCCAATCTCAAATATGCCAACCTTATAAATTCTGATCTAAGAAACGCCAGCCTCAAATATGCCAATCTCGAATATGCCGATCTTATGAATGCCAACCTCAAATATGCCAATCTGAAAAATGCTGATCTCAGAAATACTGATCTAAGAAACGCCAATCTCGAATATGCCAATCTCAAATATGCTGATCTCGAAAATGCCCTTTTTAGAGAAAGAGGATAACCTAATGGATAAAAAAGATGAGCGAATGCTAGAACTGATAAAAGCCGGTTGGATTAACAGAAACATCGTAACATATTTGGATGTAAATCACAAGCAAGTCATAGAAATGCGACGTGTATACGATAAAGGCAGACAAAAACCAACGATCAAAGACCGACTAATGTACGGAGTTATCTTTCTTTGTTTGCTATACATACCAGCTTGTGAACTTGTTGACGAAAAGTATATCGGGCAGATAGCTTTCTATGATTTCAAAAATGACATACAAGTTGAAACAATAGAAGACGCTTTGATATATGTAGCATGCGAGATTGAATATAAAACCGATCTCGGAGAATATTGGCAAACACCCGAAGAGACTTACACTTTAAAGACCGGAGATTGCGAAGATCAAGCCATTCTGCTTCAATATATCCTACAAAACAAGTTAGAAATCCCCGCCCTTTTTGTTGGACTGCTATCAACCGAACAGGTAGGGAAAGGACACGCAATGGTTTTCGCGGATGGGCGCTTCTTGGAAGCAACAAACGGAATGAGCTATAAAGAATGCCCGAAAAGTTTTACATTGATGTATACTGTTCTTTACTCTGAAGTACTTTGGATGGCTTATAATTATCATAGATACATTAAATAAATAAAAAATAAAAGGAGACAATATCATGAACGAACAAAAAGACGCAAAGGAATTTAAATTTTATTTTGATCGGGTAATAATTAAACAAAAAGAATTTGTTGAA